AAAATACACAGATAGACCCATAGAAATACGTGAACGTGCCCCTAAGCGTATTGATCGTACAGTTGGTAATACACTAAAACAGGCCCTCGATAATGATGTATTTGCATTAGTAACTTTTAACTCCAATGCTGCTACAGAGGCTGTTATGTATGGCTATCCTGTGTTTGTGCTAGCACCCTGTAATGCTGCCAAGCCAGTAGCAGCTACTGATTTGAGTCAAATTGATAAACCTTACTATCCAGATCAAGATAAATTATATAGTTGGGCATGCCACCTGGCCTATGGCCAATTTCATAATGATGAATTACGGACTGGGTCTGCATTAACAATGATACAAGGAAATTTATGAAAGTTTTTGTTGGGTATGATCCACGAGAAGATATCGCGTATCAAGTGTGTGAATATAGCATTAAAGCTAGAAGCCTCGGCGTTGAAGTTATTCCTCTCAAACAATCTGAATTAAGAGAAGCAGACATCTATACTAGACAACCAGATGCGTTGAGTTCAACAGAATTTACATTTACTCGATTCCTCGTACCTTATCTAACAGGATATAAAGGATGGGCAATTTTTGTCGACTGCGACTTTCTATTTCAATGTGATGTTAAAGAAATATTCAACGCGGCCGACGATCGATATGCCGTTATGTGTGTAAAACATGATTATACTCCACAGGAAGGCGATAAAATGGACGGCTGTAAACAAATGCCGTATCCGAGAAAAAACTGGAGTTCGATGATTCTATGGAATTGTGGGCATCCGGCTAATGCTGATCTTACGCCCGAGATAATTAATGATGAAAATAACTCAGGTCAATTTTTTCATAGATTTCAATGGCTACCCGACGAGTTAATCGGGGAGTTATCTTATCAATACAATTGGTTAGTAAACTGGTATCATGAACCACAAGACGGTCATGCCAAGGCTATCCATTATACAGAAGGCGGCCCGTGGTTTGAAAATTACAAACACTGCGAGTATGGGTATCAATGGGCAATTGAACATGCAGAAATGGTAGAGTCCTTGAAGAAGGCACCTGCGCCTAGTCCGTTCGATCACATACCGACAGACATTGAAACTGTTTTTAAAAAAATATTAAAGTATAGAGTCGACCCATCTGGAGAAATTTATAACACTACCGTTAACGATGTAATTGAGGATATTAAAATGTTAGACAACAATGCAGCAGTGGCCGTTGACGGCGGCCGTGATCCCAATGACGGTAAGGGTGTAGGTTGGGATCCGTATATGGAATCGTTTATTCTTGGCTGTGGCGGCACAATCACAAATTATGATAAGATAGCAGAGTCAATGGTTCCTGTGGTATTTAGAGGGATCACTAAAGCCAAACACATGCGGGCCTGTGAAGAAAAAGGTAGAGATTATTATTACATCGATACTGGGTATTTTGGTAATGTTCGTAAAAAGTTCTTTCATAGAATTACCAAGAATGCTATGCAGAACACCGGACCTATTATTGAAAGACCTTTTGATCGATTAGAAGCAACTGGTTGGCATCGAAGCAAGTTTAGAAAAGGTAGCAATATTTTATTATGCCCGCCAAGTGCCAAAGCTATGAGTGCATTTGGTCTTGACCTCGACGAATGGATGCAAGAGACAATTGAAACTATTAAAACATATACTGATCGACCTATCATAATCAGAAATAAAGTTAGTCGTCGTGAGAGAACAGCAACAGACACTATGGAAATGGCTCTATCCAAGGACGTTCATTGTTTAGTGACATTTAATAGCATTGCAGCAACTGAGGCAGTATTGTTAGGTAAACCAGCGTTTACTCTTGGACCCAATGCTGCACATGCTGTTAGTTTATCAGATCTTTCACAGATTGAAAATCCAAAAATCCCAACAGCAGAAGAAGTTGAAGCTTGGGCAGCTCATCTGTCATACTGTCAGTTTTCCGAAGCAGAAATGAGAGACGGTACTGCTTGGCGAATCTTAAATGACGATGATGTAACACCATGGCAACCTAAATAAGGATTCCGATGTTTGATGTTGTTGTTTACCTAAGTTCCTTGCATAAACAAACACCCGGTCGAAAGGTGGATACTCTCACAGCATTTGCCGATGGTGCAAAGTCTCAAGGTGCTCGTGTACATATCGAAAAACAATATATAATACAACCTGCAAAACTAGCAGTAATTTTAGGTTGGCCGAGTCCAATTCAAACAACTGAAAATATTAAATTACGTGCTAAGATAGTCGAGCATCAGAGACAGCAAAACAATCACGTTATGGCCATTGATGCCAATTGTTTTAAATTTAAAGACTTAGACAGTAAGTATCTAAGATATAGTATCAACGGTGTTGATTACGACTCAAGCGAATATGCTAATAAAAATTCTGACTCAGCTCGTTGGAATATTTTATCTAATGATATTGGCCTTAACATAAAAGACTGGAAGCGAGACGGAGAATATATTTTATTCTTAGTACAACGAGACGGCGGGTGGAGTATGAAAGGCCTAAGTCCTGTAGAATGGACTAGACAAAAAATAGAAGCAGTAAGAAAAGTATCTAATCTTCCAATTGTGCTTAGACCTCATCCTGGAAAAATAGCAGACCTAAGACCACTGCTACGTCCCGGAGTAACTATCAGCGACAGTACTAAGGTTCCAATAGAGCACGATCTAAGGCGAGCCAAGGCAGCATTTGTGTTTAACAGCAGCAGCGGAGTTGCATCAATCTTAGAAGGTGTGCCGTTATGGGTAGACGACAGCGGCAGTGTGTGTTGGGATGTTGCCAATTATAACATCGGAGATATCAGTTATCCAAAACAGCCTGACAGAAGCCAGTGGATTAATGACCTTGCTGCTTGTCATTGGACTGACGAAGAAAGTCGCCAAGGACTTATCTACAAGAAATTTTTACCTTATCTCAAATAATGTCAAAAGTTATATCTTGTTTTGGTTGTAGTTTTACGGGCGGTGTTTTTACTGATTCTGAGCCTAGGGAATCATGGCCGTATCAGTTGTCGTTGGCTAGACCAGATTTAAAAATTTATAATTTTGGAAAACAAGCAACCAGCGTGTTATTTTCATTGAACATGATTGAACAAGTGTCCGATCAATTGCAATCAGATCTAATTGTAACACAACTCACTGAACCAACAAGAATGACGTTCTATGATCCAGGCTTTAAATTAAATCTAAAACACGATCTATTGCAAATTTCAAACAACTATTGGGTATTGCCGATGAGTATTAAAGGTGTATGGCCTTTTAACGGTGTTAGTGGAAAAAGACAAACTAGAGAAAATTTAGCCGATCCAGTAAAAGCTGAGAAATATCAAGTACTAGAAAAACTTATGATTATGCACGAAGATCAAAATCATTTTGATCCAGAATATAGAGCATTTTTTCACAGGGCTAACTCGTTATCGGATCTAGTATTTTTTCACAGAAAATTATATAGAGAAGTTCCGGGTTTAGAAAATACACCATGCGTGGAAAAGTTATTAGGCACTGAAAAATTTTTAGATCTAGTGATAGATAAAGGATTCCACTTTGGGCAACCTGGAGCTGAATGGATCGCCAACTGGGTTATCAAAGAATTGAAATTATAAACTTAACGCAGTTGGTCAATTGCAGTATCCAATGCATTGCTAATGTGTTGTATTGGAAATACTGAAAATAATTTATCAACATTCATTACACAATTAGATCTCGGAGCAACTGTAGCTGCCCTAAATTCGTCTTGTGTAAACCATTCTTTCTTTAGTCCAAGTTTATCAGCAACCTGTTTAGTAGTAGCAGATCCGGGATTGCAGACATTATAAATTCCGCCTGTGGGTTTATTCAATGCAAAGTATACAGCTACTTTGGCTACATCAACTACATAACTAAACGAGTTTTCGTAGTCAATTAGTTTTTGATAGTTTGATAGTTTTGTAAAAATATTCTTGGGATCATGTTCATCACCGAACGGCATACGGATTCTCAACAGATATGACTTATCAAGATATGGAGCCATTAGTGTTTGAAACAATGCCTTTGATCCGCTGTAAAAAGATCCATTATTAAAATCGAAATTAGGATTATCTTCTTCAGTCCAACCTCCAGGTTTGTAACCAGTATACACACAGCCGCTGGTAATATGCACTATCGGAGTAACAGGATTCGCTGCTTCTAATTGCAATGGAAAAACTACATTACCGTTGATGGTTTCTTGTTTATATTTTTCGCAGGCGTCAACATTTGGTGAACCGGTATATCCAGCGGCATTGATAATTACGGTTGTTGCAGTCGGTACCGGTTGAACATGAGTGATCCATTCGTGATGGATGTTTTGATTTTCTAATTCTTTCTTAATGTGTTTGCCAACATATCCGTGGCCGATTAATGTGATCATTGAGGGTCTCTTGGTTTAATTAATTCCGGAGAATATTGTGGCAATGCTTCAGTGTTATCGTTATCTTTGGCACTTTCTAACTTAGCGGTTCTAGCACGTAATTCGCTAGAAGAATACTTATGCCCACGTTTATGATAGTGTAATTCAATCCCAACATCCATGCAATATTGCTTGCCAGTAAAGTCTCTATTAAGATATTCTTCACTTAAAAATCTAATGTGAATAGTCTGAGTTTGTAGCAGCTGCAATAAATCAAATTCTGTTTCGTAAATTAAAATTTCATCAACATACTTACACGCCTGAAGCTGAACATATCGTTCGTATGCACTTTGTACTGGTTTGTTTTTAATCCCAGGACGATCGATTGTTGGATCAATCTGTAGTGCAACTACGAGATAGTCACACAATTCTTTTTCCATCTTTAACATTGTTACATGGCCTGCATGTAGCAGATCAAAACTACTGCAATTAAATCC